CTTGCGAATGCCGAACTGGCCGCTCTCGGTGGTGTTGCGGGTCGTGAAGCGCAGGTTCGAGGCTGCACCGGCAATGGTAAATTCTTTTGCCTCAGAGAGGGGACCCTCTTGACCGCGCCAGACGTGGCAGAACTTGAATTCATACGTGCCCTGCGGCCAGGGCGTGCCCACACCGGCGGCAATCTCCGTGATTGTCAGGTCGGATGAGAAGGCTGGGAAGTCAGCGACGGTAAGGACCTTCTCGGGGAAGTGGGAATACGGGATCCATTCCTGTGGCTGACCATTGATGTCAAGTCGCAGGTTGAGCTCTTCGTCAGCCCGCTTCGTGAGCTGGTAGAAGTGAATGAAGCCGTCGGTGCCTGCCTCGGCCGTGTTCCGGCAGCCCGCCGACAGGGGTTGGTCACAGTCATTGGGAAGGGGCAGGTAGCGCTGGAGGACGGTCGCCTTTGCAGCGTTCGATGATGCGTGCCAGCCAGCGATTCGGTTGCCGGTCTTTGACAGCTTCGACAGGTAAGTCTTGTTCTGACCTGGAATGCTGTCGAAGTCAGCCTTGTCAATGATGTATTCGCCGTTGTCGCGGGTGTCCGCGCAGTTTGTGAGGGTAAGGATGCTACCCTCGTGGCGATACGTGAGCAGGTTTGCCGTGTTGGGGATGAAGTTCTGAAGGGTAGCCGTCGACGCAGCGAAAGCCACCGTTCCAAGCTGGACATCCGGGACAGTGTAGAGGTCGAGCTCGGCCTGAGACCACTGCCACGGATGCATGCCGAAGAGGTCATCCACTACCTCATTCACAATGCGATTGACCTCAGATTTGTAGGTGTCTACTTGCGGGTCGTAGTCAATAATCGACCCAATCATGTCCCTGATCTCTTTTAGGTTCATCGCATTCCTCTAGAGGTAGTGAATGTTAGAAGGATTACGGGCGGCCCCCAGGGGTTTCCTAAGGGGCCGCCCCACCTCCGCGGGGAAATCAGATGCCCTTGTTGAGCACGTAGACGCTCACAACGCCGGCAGCCGCGTCAGTGAGAGCGAAGCCGAAAGCCTCGCTGACCAGGTTGCCCGAAGCGAGGTTGTAAGCGCCCTGAGCGGCACAAGAGCCAGCCGCACCAGCAGTATCCAGGATGACGGGGTCGCCCTTGGCAATCGCGCCGACAGCGGGGACGCTGAGAGCAGGACCGCGAACGATGACCCTGATCGGGGCAGACAGGGAGGCGGTGCCAGTGACGCTCTCGGCAGCAACGCCGACAACGACTTTCTGGACAGTCGCGCTGTTGTAGTCAGCCGCGATGACGGTCACTGCAGTGGTGCCGCCAGTCGTATCAGCAACCATCTTGGTGATGTCGAGGGCGACAACCTGACCCTTGGTGATAGCACTTTGGGTGAGGAAGGTTTCGACCTTGAGCCTGTCAGACGGCGTGACACCAAGCGAAGCGCCCGTGACAGCGTCGGTAGTGCCGAGGTATTGAATGAGAGATGAAGTAGCCATTTTGTTTTCTCCTTATGTGTGGTGGCGAATCAGGTTTCAGCGTTGGAGATGACACCCTGCGAGGCAAGGTGGTTGACGTAGATCTGAGCGCGCACGAAGACGTTCGCCGAACGAGCAGCGTAGCCGCTGATGAATTCGAAGTCCGACATCGTGAAGTCAGCATCGCTGTCCATGACCATCTTGATGTGCTTGGTGTTGAGAGCGTAGCCAGAGATGGTGGTCGCGTTCTTGCCAGTGGTGGGCAGGAAGGGATCGACGAACATCATCGCGCCGTTGAAGGCGAGGGCGAGCTTGCCACCGTCGAGGGTCTTCTCTTCAATGAAGCGCTCGTTCGCAAACAGGAGCTTCTTGTAGTTCTTGTAGAGGTTCGGCGAGGCAAGGATCAGGTTAGGAGCGCTCGCATCGGGGGTCCGCACCTGAGCCCGGATGTAGAGGTCGGTGAGGTCCGAGATACCAGTCGCCGCACCGGTCGCGAAAGCGCCCGCGCTGTTCTGGAACTGGTTCTGGTAGTCAGCCGGGAAGGCCGACTTCGCGATACCGCCGACAGTGTTGTTCTGGGTGCCGAAAGTCGCGTCCTCGAGGAAGCCGCTAGCGATCGCACCGTTCAGGCTGTTCATGTCGGTGAGGATGGTCGAAGAGCCCTGAACGAGCTGCTTCTCAAGCTCACGCTTCAGCAGGCCCATGACGGACTTCATACGGGCTTCGGCGATCGAGACAATCGCGCGGTCACCGCGGTTGGAGAGCTCCTCCTTCTTGTTGATGACAATCGGAGCAACGAAGTCGCACCAGTTGTAAGAAGCGTTGCGGAGGGCATCCTGCACCGCGAGGTTGACAGGCTCATAGCCGGTCGCCAGCTGGGTGATGGTGCTGTGCTCAGCCAGGATGAGGGGAACATCGACGCGCTGACCACCATCGTAGTAGTCGACGCCGCCCTGCTTCTTCATCTGGTCGAGAAGGGGAACAGCCTTGAACAAGTTGTCGGTTTCCTGATCGAGGAGGATCCTCAGTGTCGAGCTGAGGATATCATTGGAGATAGCCATTTTCGTTTCCTTTCACTTGGTTTGTTTGTGGTGTTTAGCTTGTCCCAGTTTGGGGGCTGTCTGGTGTTTGCCGGTTATCCTCAGCTCGAGGGCCGTCAAAAGTATTTATACACTACCGCGCTTGCTTTTGTTTGGAGAACCACATGTAAAGTTCATGTGATTTCAAACCAGCAGGCGGCTTCAAGTTGCCAGTGTTTCTGCCATTAGAGGTTTTCAGGCCGAACTGACGGGCAGCATCGCGTAGGTGGGCAAGCTCAGTAGCCTGCTCATTCTGCTGCTTGATGAGCGCCTCAGCCTTCACGAGCTTGTAGGCAGTCGGCAAGTCAAGCGCGGGGTTCTCATCGAGGAGCTGCTTGACGCCAGTCTTGATGGCAGGCTCCATGAGGTCGGGGTTCTCGGCCTTGAACTTCTCGTAGCGCATCTTGATCTGGTCAAGCTTATACTGCTCTTCGAGAGGTTGGACCATTTCACGCATCCGTCGTGCAACTTCTTCTTGGATGCGCAGCTCGAATGACTTTGGATCATAGGGGTCAAGCTCGGTCTGGCGCTCGGCCGTCTCTTTCAGCTTCTCGCTGAAGCCCGTCTTTGCAAGCGCTTCCATCTGGGCCTGCATCTGTCGACGCTCTTCAGCAATCTCCTGCGTCTTCTTGGTGAATGAGGATCTGATATTGGCCAGAAGCTTCTGAGCGTCCTCTGGAAGCTCTTTGAGAACCCGGTTATAGTCTATCCCCTTATGCTCACCCTCGGGCAACTGAGCACCCTGCAGGTCCTCTATGGAGATATTATCAGGTGTCTTTGGCGGAGCACCGGCTTTCGCCTTCTCCATTGCCTGGTTGATGCGATCAGCAAACTTGTAGCTCGCACCAGATGTGTTGTCAGCTGGTGCGGCCTCGGTGGTCGTATCAGCTGAGATGTTGCCAGCGGCAGTCTCAGTATTGTCAAACATTGTCATTTTCTCCAGTTGTTAGGCCATGCCCATGCGCATCATCATCTTCTCTTCTTCGCCATCGCCTTCACCCTCTTCAGGTCCTTCAGCAACTTCTTCCTTTGCCTCAGTTGCACGGGTCTCTGAGGATTTGAGGAACTTCACGAATCCTTTGTCAGCAAACACCTTGCCGAGCTTTGCAATCTCGATGAGGGCGCCCTTGTCGGCTTCCATCTGCATCACGTCGACGGCATCCTCACCGGCATATTCACCGTAGGCAGCGTTGATCATTTGCAGGGCCTTCATCACGTCCGTCGGCAGGGGCTCGTCCTTCAGGTCACGAGCCTCGACTTCCAGGGGCGGTGCCTCGAACATGGGCATCACCTTGTTGAGGGCGCTCACCAGAGCTTTCAGCGTGCCAGCTTTCACATTGACAGAGGGCGTGGCGGCCGTGAGGGCAGCCTCCTCCTCCATGTCAAGCTCTTCAGCAGCCTTCATGGCGCTCTCGCCACCCTTGGGGGCAGCGGCTTCCTCTGCGAACATGTCTTCCATTTTAGCCATTGACGTCCTCCTTTAGTGTGCCGTCAGCTTTCATTCGCTCCACAGAGAACACCTCTGCGAAAGCCTCACCCATGTCAGCACCAGCAGACATCCTATCACGAACTTCAGCAGCATCGCGACTGTGCTGGAGGTGCATGTTGCACTGAGAATCAATGCTCTCGTCGATCATTCGATCGTAAGAATTGCCTTCGAAGACGTCCTGAAAGCGAACAAGGCCACGCGACTTTGCGATTTGCTCGGCGTGCCTGTCAGACGTCACATAGCAACCGAGGCCCTTGTTGTAGATGCCGGTGACAACGCCCTGGTCGCCCCAGCCCGATGCCGTCTTTGCAGGCGCCGTGATTGTCCGGCGCATCTCCAGGTTGCAGCGGGTGCAGACAATTTCCGACCGGGACAGCTTCTCCCAGCTCATAATCTTGTCAGTCGATGTCCCGCAAGATACACACTTGAAACTATAGATGGGCACTGATTACACCTTTGGAACGAACTGGGTGATCTGGGCTGCCTGAGCGCCGCCTGCCGTCTGCGACAGGTTGCCAGCCGATGCCGTCTCGCGGGCATCAGGTGCGATCTGGATTCCCTGGCCCTCACCTGCCGAGACAGCACCAGGTTGTCCACCGGGTGCGACGGTCTGGAGGAGGGTCTCAGGCAGGCCCAGGGCCCGCACAAGCTCAGCGAGGAGATCCTTGTTCGGCACACCGAGGCTCTGGAGGAGGGGAACCGACTGGACAAATTCGCGCTTCCTGACAGATTCGGAGATGGGGGTCGAAGCCTGGTCGAGGGCAAAGATGACGAAGTCGTCATTGAGGTCCTGCGCCCGAACAAACATGAGCTCTCCATCGACAACAACGCCTTCCGGGTTGCCTTCAGCTAAGTATAGGCCAATCATGCCCAAGTAAACGCGGGCGACATATTCAATCGCCTTGTCGCGCTCCCTTGCCATGCGACCAACTTCTGAAGACGTGTAGGCTGCGAGGGCTACAATTTCGGTGGCCGAGGCTCGCGTGCTTTCTCCCCTTGTGAATGGAGCAAACATAGAACCCTTGTCCTTATCTGCTTGAACCATCTGGTAGTAAGCTTGCATTTCTCCAGGCATCGGGTTCTGGGGGACAGGAGCAATGATGCCGCCCAGACTATCATCGTCCACTTCAATAAAGATACCATCAATGCCACTTGTAATCTGCGCCATCTGCTCTTCATCGAGGGACCCCTTCTTCACCAGATACTGGCGACTTGCCTTCCTGACGGCGTTTGCCTGAAAGGACCGGATAACGTTTGTCTCGAAGACCTGGTCATAGACCCGCGACATCGCGCTGTAGCCATCGAGGGGCTTGTCAGGAATCCGGTTGAAATACATCGGGATGATGTTGATGATGGGCTCGCCGTTTGCACTGAAGAAAGGGATGGGACCCTCCTCGAGCCAGCCCTCGCCGCCCTTCCACTGGGGCGACCAGAAGTAGAGCTTGCCATTCAGCAGGTCGTAGATTTCAAAGAGGCGAATGTATTTGAAAAGGTCATCGCCGTCAGGACGCTCCTGGTCATACTGGCGTTCCTTGTCGTCAAAGTATTCCTGAAGCTCCAGGCCCTCAAACGCCTTGTTGCCAAACTTTTCGCGGGCATCGGCAAGGGAACAGTAGTAGGTGTGTCCGATGTATTTCTGCTCGTCCCAGCGTCGGGCCTGACGGTCAAGGATGACCTCCCAGGGCGGCACGGCAACGGCAGTAATTCGGCGCAGCGGGTCGGAGGATTCCCGTGGGGAGAGCTTCAGGAAACTGTTGGGGTAGATGAGAGCAAGGCGGGCCGCATCCTCGATGACCTCACGCTGGGAGACGAGGAAGCTGTTCGCAAGGGCGGCCGCTTTCTTCGGGTCGCCACCGCCCCGGATGCCCTTCTTGACAATGACACCTGGGTTGCGTGTGAAAAGGCTGTTGACGAAGCTCTCGATGTAGCCAAATGCGTCGGCCGTCTCGATGACAATCTGCGAGCGGTCGCTCTGCTCGCTGTCCCAGAAACGGGTCTCGTATGCACGCTTATACTTGTAGAGGGCGCCCTTGCGATCATCCCAGTAAGTGTCGTGAGCATTTACGATCTGGTGAATGTTCTCTTTCGTGACTGAAATTTTAGCCATGGTTCCTCATCTCCTATTTATAGGCTCTGCGGGCGCCGTCTCTCTTCAAACCTGCGGGCCTGAAGGGAATCTTACCGAGAAGGAGCTTGTTTGCCCGTGTCTTCTTCTTCCATTCGTCGATGAGACCCCGCTTCGTGACATAGTCGGCAAAGTCTGGGACGGATTCGGCGCATTCGAGGGCAAGGCACAGGCTCATCACGAGGTCATCGTGCGCGCCCTTCTTGGCGGCGCAGCTGCCCCACTTGTTGGGCACGAGGGACTTGATCTCTTCGACAAGGTCCTTGTGCAGCTCTTCGAAAGAGCCCGCCTCGAGAGCCTCGCGCAGCCGCTCGAAGATACGAACCTTCGACCACTTGTCAGTCTTCCAGTCGGTGCCCTTGTCGGACTTCCAGAGCGGGACGCCCCACTGTTCGAGCGCACCGACAATGACAGCCCCAACACCGTTGCCCTCGACAAGGACGGCACA